TTATTTTTTTATCGGCAAAATCTCAAAATATCCCTTTTTTTATATAATTTTGCAGCATGTAAAATTAGCTATTAGTCCTTAAATTCCTCGGATAACATTTTTACGACATATCCATGACATATAATTTGGTGATAAGTGGTTATTATTCCAGGTGTTTTTATCTATGTTTTATATTTATATTGTGTCGCTGATATGTTATGCATGTGTCGTATTTTTGGTACCCGTAGGTTACTTTTTTGGTACCCGTGGATTTCAGTTTTGGTACTCGTGGTACTTTTGATACTCATCTTTTTTTAATCAATCAGTTATGGCATCAGTAAAAGAACCGGTGCGACTCCGGGAAAAGAGTCTCGCCAACGGTAACAAGTCGTTGTATCTTGCGATATATGTAAACGGTCAGAGAAGCTATGAGTTTTTGCGGCTGTATCTGATCCCTGCCAAGACTAAGGCGGACAGGGACCGGAATAAGGAAACGCTGGCTCTCGCCAACTCGGTCAAGGCCCAGAGAATCCTCGAAATACAGAATGGCACGTATGGCATCAGGAAGGCAAGGAAGGATGTGAGGTTCTATGACTTCATTGAGAATCTGGTAAGGACACACCAGAAGGGATCCAGCGCGAACAGGTCTATCCATCACTCGTGTATGAACCGGCTTAAGGATTATGACGGTCGGATAAATCTGACGTTTGCGGACATCACTGCCGAGTGGGTGAAGGGATTTTACAAATATCTTGACGAGTGTGACGATAATGAGGATTCCAAGTTCGGGAGGTTGTCACCAAATTCAAAAAGGGTGTATTTCGGCATATTCAAGAGTTTCCTTAACAAGGCTCTCTCGGAAGGGATCATCGACAAGCTGCCGACACATAACGTGCCGTGCTTTGCCGGGGAGGACAGTGTGCGCGAATACCTGACCATCGAGGAGCTGAAAAGGCTCGCTTCGACGGAGTGTCTTTATCCGGAGGTGGGAAGGGCGTTCCTGTTTTCGTGTCTGACGGGTCTGCGGCGCTCTGACATCGTGAAACTGACGTGGGGTGAGGTATCTACCCTTGCGGGGAGAACGCGGCTTATATACCGCCAGAAAAAGACGAGGAGCCAGGAGTATCTCGACATAACGGCACAGGCGGCGGAATTGCTCGGTGAGCGAGGGGATGCGGGTCCGGACGATCTTGTGTTTGATTCGATCTATCATCCACAGCGGACAATCGATATTCTGCGGGGATGGGCTGCCATGGCCGGGATAGACAAGAATATCACTTTCCATTCCGGACGACATACATTCGCGGTGATGATGCTGACGTTGGGGACAGACATCTATACCGTAAGCAAGCTTCTCGGGCACCGTTCGCTCCAAACGACCCAGATCTATGCGAAGATCGTGGACGCGAAGAAGCAGGAGGCGGTTGACAATATCCCGCAAATATTCTGATCGGGACGGGAGGGAGGAGGCTGTTTTTCCTTCCTCTCCATTTCTTAAAATATGTTAACAAAAATTTTTCTTTCTCGCGCGTATGCGCGTATGCGCGAAGTGAGAGAATATATATATATCTTTTCTTTTATTTGTGGTATAAATGCAGCATTAATCGGTATAAATGCAGCAATATCACGTATTTATTGCCATTAATGCAGCATTTATGGGAATTAATGTTACATTTATTCGGATAAATGTTGCATTTATTATGATTAATCCTACATTTATAAGTGGTAAAAAATGGCTTAAAACAGGCGTTTTTACCCCTTTTTTACCCTGTTTTCGGGGGTGTTTTTGCATGTTTTTGAATTATTGCAAACTTTTGTGCATTTATTGCGATAAATGCAGCATTAATCGGATAAATACGGTATTAATCGGATAAATGCAACATTTATGGGAATTAATGTTACATTTATTCGGATAAATGTTGCATTTATAGCTGTATTTCACGGTTTTTATAGTGTGTTTCTTGTGCATTTCCGTGCGTTTTCCGGCTTGTAATAGATCGGGGATGAGGCGTTGAATTTTTAATTATATTTAATATTAGTTAACAATATTATACAGTCGGGATCAAGGGCGTGGGAAGGGGGTCTACAAGTAGAGATTAGTAGATTGGAGCTGTTTTCGGGTGGTCGTTCATGGGTGTGGGCGGCCGCCTGTTTTTGTTGTCTTTTTTTTGTTGCCATTTGTTTTGCAGGTCGGCAAATAATGACTATCTTTATAGCCTAATCCATTATAACCTAATCCTATCCTAAAGAAATGAAGACTGATCCGCTTGAATCGATCATGACGCTCAGGGAGTGGCATGACTATACCGCTAATTTTTCGCTCAAATCCTACAGGGAGTCGCTGCAACGTAAGTTGTCGGCCCTTGACGTCATAGGCATGACGGAGGGGAGCGTGACGCCGGAGAAGCTGAGACTCGTGGCTATAATCGACAAGCTCGCCGACAGGGTGCTGTTTGGTGGGGAGGAGAAGCCGCGGTCGCTGGAGGAGTATTCCGACGAGGAGCTCGGCGCGGAGATCCAGAGGCGCGAGCTGCTCCGGCTGGAGGCTGAGCGCAAGGCTGCGAGAATCTGCGGCAACTGCAGGCATGTGTTTCAAATTCCGGAGATTGCGGATAAATCGTTCTGTGGGGCGAGGACTTCGGTATCGCGGGGCATAACAAGGAATTATTCAGTTATGCCGGAACAGAAGGCCTGTGTGAAGTTTTGCTCACGTCATGAATCGTAATAATGGGAGGTATGATATTAAAGAGTATTATCCCATCGACGCGGAGGGCTGACGTGACGTTTAGCGTGGACGGCAGGATTGATATATCGTCGCACGTTGTCACGGCTCTCGACATACAGCCGGGTGACGTGCTTGACGTGTTGGCGGCAAGTGACGGGAGTCTGTTTGCCGGGGTGCGTATCCCGGCAGAGAGTGTAGTGGGTAATCATCGCATGGCGTGCTATCCGACAAAGAGAGGATCGCGCAACTATCGGACGCATTGTGCGGAGATGGCGCGGGAGATACTGTTGCGGACGTTTCAGCCGGTAAGGGCGAGGTTTGCAGCCGGAGAGTCGCAGATGATTGACGGGAGGGTGCTCGTTGCCCTCATTCCAATATTGCAATAATAATCACAGATCATATATATGAAGAAGGAGATACATTTTGCGGGGATCAATGTGGTGCCCACGGATCATGATGCGCAGGACGGCATGCTTGAGGCTGCGTATAATCTGCTGCCGGAGCGTTCGGGGGCCCTCTCCCCTATCCTGCCTCACCGGACGGTGCTGGCGAGAGTGCCGCATAAGGTAATCGGTTTGCACAAGGTTTCGGGAGGACGGACCAATGTGCTGGTGTATGATGCGGGTAAGCGGATGGTGATGTATGCGCCGATGGATGATGTTGACGCGGGGTATGCGTCGGTCACGTCGTCGGATTCGGAGCCTAAGGTGGCGATACTGGACAAGACTCTGTTTTTCTCGGATGGTGAGTCGTCGAGCTATGCCCGCTGGGACACGGAGAGGGAGAGTTATGTCTCGCTTGGCAGGGGGATACCGGAGGTGGAGATAAGTCTTGCGCTGGCGCATAAGACGCTGACGGGGGAGGTGAGCAAGGGCGTGCTGTCGGTGCCGATACCGGAGGGGGTGTCGACGGACCTGACGGCGGCTCTGCTGGGAGGATTGTCGGGAGGACGGAGGCTTGTGCCGCCCCGGTCAAGCTCTGATGCGTTTATAGACTCGGTTAGCAATGCCGTGATAGGTTTTGCGGACAAGACGGTGGCGGATGCCGCCAATGACGGTCTGTTTATGATGCCGTTTATGGTGAGGTGGGCGATACGGCTGTTTGACGGGTCGTATATCCATCAGTCTGCCCCGATATTGATGATACCTAATTCCGCGGCTCCTCCGGTAAGATACAAGACATCTACGGACAATGGGATAATCAAGATGGAGGTGGAGATGCTTGCAAGGAAGTGCCGGCTGATGTACAGGATGGAGGGATTGTCGGATATGTGTCTGTGGCGGGATGTGGTGAAGTCGGTCGATTTCTTTGTCAGCCCGCCGATATATACATACGACCAGTCGGGTTCGGTGTCTGTGTCTCACCGTCAGGATCGGGAGATGTTCTCTCATTCGGGGGCTGAGTCTCCGATGGGATCAGGGGTGGCTGATATGGGGGGATCGCACCGGCATCCGGTGACTCCGGTGGAGAGTGACGTGTATTATGAGTTTGCGGATGGCAATGTTGAGTCGGGGCTTACGTTCGACGGGTCGTATCTCGAGATAGAGCCGTTCACGCGCCAGCATATAGAGGATGCAGTCACGTCGGCTGCGGCGTTTCATCTGATCGCGTCGGTGAGCCTTGACCTTGATTCGGCGGACGCGACGGCGGGGATGCCGGGCTTTGTGCCGTTGCCGATAGAGGATGCGTCGCTGCGTAACATCGCGGTGCGTCCGGCGCTTGGGGATGACTGGCGGTCGCACGACAGGGTTGTGTTCCGGCATCCGTTTGCGTATAACTCGCGTCTGGTGCTTTCGGGGGTGGGTTCACGGCTGTTCGGGGGGTTCGCGCTGCGGAGCATGTCGCAATATAGTGTATCGGCTGATAATGCGGATGCGGAGGTTGACGTGTGGGTCAAGGTGGTGCGCAATGCGCGTCCGTATTGGGTGGTGAGGCGTAGGGACAGGCTGATGTGCGGCAGATTGCCACGTCTGCTATATTATCCGGATGCGAATGCCGTGGAGATGCGCGTTGTGGCGACTGACGGGAGCGGGGGCTGGGCTTTGCCGCTGAAGCGTCATGATTTTCTGAACGGGGCGTATTGGTTTGACGGTCTGGGTAGGGAACGGACCGGAAAGCAGGCTGGTGTGAAGGCACCGGAGAGGGATGATACGGATGCTCTGGCGGATGAGCCTAACAGGATCTTTGTGTCGGAGGTAAGCAATCCTTATTTTCTCCCATTGGAGGGGAGGGTGACTGTGGGTAGCGGGAGCGTTATGGCGACTTCTGCGGCTGTGATGGCGTCGAGTCAGGGTCAGTTCGGTTCGTTTCCGCTGTATGCCTTCTCGACTGACGGGGTTTGGGCGTTGACGGTTTCGGGGACGGGTACGTTCTCGGCGGTGCAGCCGGTGTGCCGGGATGTGCTGCTGTCGTGTGATTCGGTGGCGCAGATAGACAGGTCGGTTGTGTTTGCGTCGGGTCGGCGTCTGATGCTGCTGTCGGGGTCGAGTGTCGAGGAGCTATCGGTGCAGATACATACCGATATGCCGTTTGATATATCGCGTCTGCGCGGTGGCGGCACGTTGCTCTCTATGGTGGGACATAACGTGCAGGACTCGATGATGGTGCCGTTTAGGGATTATCTTTCCGGTAGCCGTATTGCCTACGATTATCGGCGACAACGGATTGTGGTGTATAATCCGGATATGGCATATTGTTACGTCTATTGCATGGGATCCAAACAGTGGGGGATGTCGTGGTCGCGAATTTTTTCCTCGCTCAACTCATATCCCGACTCGTTGGTGCTGGTTAGGGATCATGATGGGGAATCTTACGTAATATCTGACCTGTCGGATGATGATGGGGATGAGTCGTGGGGGATGCTTATCACGCGGCCTATAGGTTTCGGGGATCCGGATATGCTGAAGACGGTTTCGCGTGTTATGGTGCGCGGGGTTATGCGTGAGACGACGGTCAAGGTTGCGTTGTATGGGACGCGTGATTTCAGGGATTGGCATCTGGTGGCGTCGTCGGGTACGGCGCATGTGGGGAATTTCCGGGGGACACCGTGGAAGTGTTTCCGGCTGGTTGTGCTGGGTCAGTTGCGGAGGGATGAGTCGCTGACGGGGGCGTCGTTTGAGATGACGCCGCGGTTTGTGAACCGTCTGCGCTGACACGTGTATCCCCTATCACTATATATTTTCCCTATTCCTATATATATAATCCCTATTCCTATACATATATAATAAGGAGAGCCGTCAGTGGTGGCGACTCTCCTTATTATATATGGGGGCAGGCTACATGGGAGTGTTCAGGAAGCGTTGCGGGTCGCGCATTGCGTTTACGCATTGGCGCATGACGGAGTAGTATTCGGCTTCGAGGTCTTTCAGGGCTTCCTTGTCGGTCTCTTCCTTCATTGCGTCGGAGAGGGCATCGATGTCGGGGGCGAACTCTCCGAATATCTCGTAGCGGAGGTATTGGTCGGAGTTGTAGAGGAAGTCGGCGCGTTCGGCGTATCCCATTATTCCGTCGTCGGCTGCGTTCTCGTATTTACGGAGCAGGCGTTCGGTCTCGCGGGTCTCGTTGAGGTAGTTGAAGTATTCGTTGCGGAGCTTGCGGAAGGCGGTGCGCTCGTCGCCGGCCTTGACGACACGGTTTGCGAGAGGTGTGTTGGACCATTCGAAGGGACGGTCTCCGAGGTCGGACTCGACGGACTTCCATAGTTTTTCGGGGAAGGAGAATGCCCCACCCAGATATCCTTTCAGTAGATATTCTACTTTCTGTGGGTTGATCTCTATTGCACCTCGTCGGAATTCATCTCCACCGGATGCCTCGCTGATCCATCTGGAAGCCTGCATTAGATTTCTGTCGGCGCTTTTGAAGACTCTCCGGTATTCGGGATCGTTTCGGTTGAAGTAGTTCTGTCGGGCGATTGGTAGTCCGGACCAGCTTCTGCCGCCATTGTCGGCGTCGATGAAATATGCCTCAGCTATTGGCTTGACGGCAGAAGGGACAAATGGGGAGATTCCTCCCCCACCCTCAAGCACATCAATGGGGAGGATCTGGGAGACCTGGGCTGCGATCTGCCAAGCGAGTTCAGAGTCGGAGTATCTCTCCTTTCCGGAGATGGCACCGGTGGCAAGTTCGCCGAGTCCGTATATTGCCCTGAATTCAATCGGGAGAGGTATCGCCACCCATTTGTCGCCGTCATTTATGCAGATGTTGCTTCGGCGGACGTATTCGGGGAGGTTGTAATATGCATTCTCGTCGTCGTCGTCACCGCCAGTCATACACTGCGCCAGAAGGGGGATGACAGCGCCCAGTATGAACATCGCGCTTGCGGCGACGGCAGCCTTTGCGGGATGGCGTGCGGAGTATCGCCCGAAGTTTGTCATTCCCTGAACCCCGGCGTTCCAGAATACGAAGAGGCTTCTTCCGGCACCGCTCATCAGAGCGCCGGCATTTCCCATGGCGGTCTGATTCCGCTTTCCGTAGAATTTTCCGCCGGAGCCTTTCTTGTTGAAGTTGACGGATACTTCCTTTGCATCCCAGATTGAGCGGTCGATGCTCCGCCCCATCTGTCGGGATGTGAGGAATGCCGCGAATCGTGCGGAGTTCTCCACGGAGCGGTTGAGGATGTCGATCTGCTGTCCGATGGCTGCCCAAGCCTGGCGAGGTATGGATCCCTGTCTCCTTAGCTCCTCGATGATTGTCTTCTTGTGGCGTTCAATATCCTTTATGGATGTGAATCCGGTCTCGCCTCCGTTGATCATGAAGTCGTAGAACATCGCCTGGAACTTGTCGGACCGGTCGAGGGTGCCGTTTTCCCATCTGTCAAACAGATACCACATGTTGGCGGGATTAAAGTCGAGGATATTCTTGAGGAACCGGAGAGCGTAGCTGGGGGGTTCCTTGACCCAAGACATAGCGTTTGAGTATAGGAAGTCGCGGATGTAGTTGCTGACGACGAAGTCTGGATTTCGGGTTGTGTATAATGCTGACAGCTCGCGGTTGAGCCTGACACCGATTTCGGATAGGCGGGCGATTCCCTCGTTGGAGACATCGGGGTTGGTGAGTCCGTTTAGAGCTTGTGCGGCGCGTGGGCTGCCGTTGATGGTGAGGACTTTTGTCACACCGTCGCGACGGACGAGCACTTGGTGTTGCCGGAGGTTTTCTTTCCTTACCTTGTATGGGATTGCGCGTGCTTCCTTGCCGTGCCTATAACTGTCGGGGTTAGCCTTCTGCAATGCCCTCATCTTCTCATTGAATTTGCTGACGGCCTCGGACACCTGTTGTGGTGTCATGTCTTCATCGATGTCGGCAAATACGGGCTGCCACTCACCACTGACGGCATCCTTTTGGAGCCAGAGATCGTTGTGAGCTACGAGGTCGGACGGGTTGTTGAGGACGAAGTTTAGAAACCGCTGCTTCATGATGTTGCGGTTTCCCTGACGTATGGCATCGTCTGCCATCTGAGCTATGTATGCGATTGGGTCGTCAGCCTTTGAGCGGCGTCCCTCGGCGTGGCGGAACACGTTGCCATGGAGGGGACCATCGGCATCGGTCACATAGTCGTAGACCTCGTCGCTTGTCTTTGCGTCCCATCCTCGGAGGGGGATGTAGTAGCGGAACATGGCGAGGGTGGAGTTGAATGTCTCCTCGCTCAGGATTCCGGAGATGTATAGCTTGCGGAGGGTTGCGCCGGTGGCAGCCTGTGTGGCGTCCCAGAGGGGGGATGTGTCGTGGGCGGCTTCGTAGCGGTCGACCATTTCCTGTGCCTTTGCTTCGGCATGGACGTTGGCAGGGATGCCGGTGAGGGCTGTGAGACCGGAGTAGTCGCGCTTGCGGTTTGCCTGATATTTCTTGTCGAGAGCCTCGTCGAAGAGCTGCTGCGCATCGGCGAGATCCTTCTGAAGGGCTGCGTCGGCGGGGTCGGCGGCGAGTGCCTTTGTGGCCTCCCTGAGGTCGTTTTCTTCGTTGGATCCGATCATAGCCTGCTCGGCATCGCGACGGGCAAGGACCTCGTTGCGCTCGAGACCGTGTTTCGCCATCATGTAGTCGGAGAGCGCACGGCGCTGCACGGCATCGCTGCCACAGAGCTTTCCGACCTCCTGGAGTAGCGGGGTCATGTATTGACGGAAATATTCATGCTGCTCGGCGTTGTTCTGGGAGGACATACGGTTTTCGGCGAGGTATGGGTTCTCGAATCCGGGAATGTCCTCAATGTAGGTTTTTCCTCCCTTTATTGCCTGCATTAGTTTCTTGAGAGACAGCATCGAGTCTTGCATTGCTTCCTGGAATTGGAATGATCCTTTTCGCATCATGCTGTCGTAGACGTCGGCTGCGAGTGCATGGTCGCGAGGAGAGAAGCCGGGGTCGCGGAAGCGGAGGTGGGAATGGGGATTCGCTTCTTTATGGGGGGAGAATTGCCCGACTCCAAGTCGGCTTTCCATTGCGATGCGCTCAGCCTGACCGAGGTAGGATCGGTAGGCACCGGGGTCTTGGAGATTCTTGTAGGAGATCCAGAGGATGTAGCGTAGCTCGTTGTCGGATATCGGGGCAATTGAGTCTAAACCGCAAGCACGCAGGAAACGGGAGAATAGGGTCTTGATCTTTCGCCACCAAGCTGCGGGAGTGTTTCGGAAGTCGGTTTCTTCGGCGAGGGAAGCGAGGTATTCCTCGGTGGCCTCGCGACGGTCCCATCCGTTGCGGGCAGCGAGGGAGTCGATTTTCTCCTTGACGATTCGGGAAGCGTTGAGATAGACGTGGTCGAGGAATTGGTCGAACCGGTCGTTGAAGAGGTCTCGCAGGCCTTTGTGGGCGACAGCCTCGTGGAGGATAGTGCGTGTGATGTCGGCGGTGTCGGCATGGTTGCCGAGAATGATTGTGATTTTTCCATTGGAGATGTCGAACCAGCCTTTTGCCCGGGCAAGTTTAGGGGGTAGGCTTTGCGGGGATTCGATAATCCCGATTTGGATTCCGAGACGGTCGGCAACGCCGGTTGCATGGTTTCGCATGTGGGAGCGGCGGTCGTCGCGGGATTTTGGGGATTGGTCATCTTGACTCTCCTGCAAATTTTTTTTGCCCTTATCGTAGGATTTTTCGACTCCATTTATTAATTTTGCAGCGGGAAAAGTACCCTCCTTTGAGGATGTGGGCGATTCCAATTCATTAGACGTGCTTGGCGATTCTTCGTTGAGCACGTCTATTTTTGACACATCTCCGGGACGGGAGTGCAATCTTGAAGGGTAGGATGAGTTCAGCTGACTCTCCTGCAAAATTTTTTCGCCGGATTTGTTGTGAATCTCAGCGCCTTTTAGTAAATTTGCAACTCGCACGGTGGAGTTCATGTATACGCCTGCGATACCATTCGGAGTGCTTGGCGCGTTGTCGTCGAGCACTTCGATTTTTGTAACCTCGTATGTATGAAGTCCGTTCCTTTCTTGTGATACATCCTCTTTTAGAGTCGTAATGACACGATGTATTGTGCCATCCAGACTCACCGCACCGGCGAAACGATGCATAAGGGCATCGGTATTATATCCGTTATCCTCGCTTCTTGATCCATTTTTCTTGCGGACATCCGGATGCTCCATAATCTCGATGCTTTCAGCAATCACGGCGTCCAGTTTATCCATCACTGCTGTATGAACGCCTGGATTCTCGCTTTTGCCAGAATGATTTGCGGCGTATGTCAATGAGCGTTTTGAGATTGTGTAGTCAAACTTTTGGTCATGATTATCATAGTGCAAGGTTTTGCCAGCATAACGTCCAACAGCCGCTTCCACGGCCTGGGAAAGCGGTTTATCTCCGTTGTATCCATGTTTGGGAACCTCGACCACCTTGACGACAGCCTCATTCAGGCCGGGCATTACAGTGCCGCGATTCCCGACAGCTATGCGCTGCCTCTGTTGGAATGTGAGGGGATCGTCGCCGAGACGGGTGCGTATGTCTGACGAGGGGGTGCGGGTCATCTCCTCGACGGTTTTACCGGCAAGACGTGCTGCGAGGGCAGCCATTTCGGCATATACTGCCTGGGCTTCGGGACCGCGCCATTCTTCGGCAGCGTATCCGGAGAATCGGTTGAAGCAGTCCTGAAGATAGCCCGGGAGGTTTTCCGGGGTGCGTAGCGCCCAATTGATGCTTGCGGAATTGAGGTATCTTCCGATCACGCGTATGCCGTCATTGTCAAGCTCGACTTCAGTGACTTTTTTCATGGAGCGGAGTTCGCGGGCGACAGGGGCGGCTTTCTTTCTGAGGCGTGCGTTGTGGTCGATGGTTCGCGCTGGCATGGAGACATCCCGGAGGTCGGCAAAGAAGTCCTCGATCTTGGCGTATTCGCGGTTGAGGTTGTATCTGCGGGCACGGGCGGCAGCTGCGGATGCGAGCTTTGGATTTGAAATCTTATCAATGACGAGAACACGACATGAGACGGCGGTGCCGGCCTGCTGGAACGTTACACGTGGGAGCTGCACCTCACCGGAGATCACGGCGGCTTTTTCAGAAAAGAACCATTTATCGAATTTTGCATCGGCGGATCCGCGTGGTATGAGAGCGACAACACGTCCGCCTTCCTCAAGATGCGAGAATGCCTTTGCGAGGTGATCGACGGCGAGACGTCCGGCAGTGCCGAACGGAGGGTTCATGAGAATAACGTCGTGCTTGTTGATGACGTTGTAGTTCTCGAAAGTCTTATTCTCGAACTTTCTTCCGACACCGCCGCACTTAACCTGAAGACGACCGAAGAGGCTCATTGATGGCTCTATTGCCGTGAGAGGGTTGTGCCGGGGGACGTATCGGGCAATGGCTCCGTGACCGGCTGAGGGTTCGAGGACGGATTCGCCCTCGGAAATCTCGCCCCACTGAGCCATCTTGAATCCGAGTGGTTCGGGAGTGGGATAATAGTCGGCTCCCTCGCGGTTGTCGCGACCGCCATTCAGCTTCCGGTTGCCGTAGAAGTCGAGGACGGCACGGTCAAATGGGTCAATCTCGACTGTCTCGCCAGCGTCATACTCCTTTCCCCCGATGCCCTGATCATCGAGGGACACGTCACCGCTGTGCTCATCTACCCCACGGGCGAAGCTATCGCGGAGGTTGCGTGCCTTGGATCCGAGGGCAAGGTTCTCGGTCGTGCCTACCTGTGCATTGAATTTCTGACCGAAGAGCAACATTTCGGAGTCGAGTCCGAGAAGGGGGTATTCAAAAATGGCGTTGCTGCGGTTTCCGATACGATATATGCGTCCTTCGGTCTGCAACGCGGTGATAGGACTCTGCGGAAGAGCGAGGGAGATCATTACGCGCGGATGATTTCCTGTGGTGTCATGTAGTGAGATTCCTTCTTTTCCGGATGCCTCCTGAATGACGATGATGTTCTTCCCAGATTTGTCGTCGTTGAACAGACGGACCGCCTCGTTCTTCTGCTTGGCACTTTCCTTTCCGGAGAAGAAAAGTATGTTGTCGATGCCGAATATATCGGCAAGCTGCTGGCGTGGCATACGGAGGTCGATTGTCTTCTCCCATTCGAGGAGCGGGGCGTATTTCGTTCTCATTCCGGCAATCTCAGCAAGCCGTTTCTCGCGTTTATTGAGATCGTATTCGCCCATTGCCAAGTTTACCGCAGCGTCGAAGATGCGGCGGAATGGAGGGCGTAGCGGCTCGCTGGTCTCGACACGGCGATGGAAGACGACAATCTTTCTACCGCGTTCCAGATGCTCGCGGATTCGGGGAGCAATCCGGTTGACCTTCATACTCTCGAAAAGTGCGCTGGAATATACGTAGTCGCCAAGGACTCTCCAAGTAGCCTCGCTCATGGACCCGGAGGCGCGGAATTCCTCGACTGCCTGGTTAAAGAGTGGAGCATATTTTCCGGTGACGGTCGGGAAGTCGCGCGAATAATCGAATTCGCTGTCGATGATTCTTCCGGACATGGTCTGAAGAGTGTTCTGCAAATAGTCGGAGAATTCGATTTCCTGCTGTGCGATAGCCTGCGGGTTGGATGATGAGGATTCGAGACGGTTGTATCTCCATTTATATGCAGCGCCGAAATGATCGAGATAGAATCTGCTTCTCGGATTGAGAGCGGAGGAATTATCTTCCTTTGGATATGAGAATATGTAGCCTTCGGCGTATGAAAGGTTCTCGCGGGTGTTGAATGGAGTAGCCGAAAGGAAAACGACCTTTGTCTTTGCCACTGCTTCCTTTGCCTTCTGCTGCAGGAGAGGCTTGACTTCGTTGTCAAATTTGCGGGAAAGTCGGAACACTTCATCCCTAATCGCGGCGAGTTTCGGGTAATCGGCAATATGTCGGGCATCCCAGTCCTCATGGATTTGGGGAGGAATCAGACCGTTTCTGACAAGATCATACGTTCGGTTGATGCCTGACTTCTCGGCAGCTGTGACCATCAGTTTGTCGTATTCCCGTTTGAACTCCTCGTTCTTCCTTGCGAGTTGCTGCCAGGTCGGGTCAATATCCCGAAGACGGGAGAAGGCGTGGTTCTGGTCCTTATTCGAGATCTTGTAGTGCCGGAAGAGTCCGGACGTGTCGGCACCTTTCTTATTTTCAAGGATTCGGTGGGACTCATCGTAGACAACAAGGTCAAACTCTGCATTCAGGAGAGCCTGATTCTGCCGGAAGTTAGCGAAGGTGGTTATGACGGGACCTTCTCCGGCTTCCTGCGTGGCATTTGTGGCCCTGGCTTTTGCCCAGTCGTCGAGGGATCGGAGGGGTATCTGCAAGTTGGCAGCATCCTTAATCCAGTCGGAGACCTTGGTCTGGCTTGGTGTGAGTATAAGGATGCGTGTCTTGCCCTGCTTCATGAACCGCTTGACGATTCCGAGTCCTGTATATGTCTTTCCAGTGCCGGTGCCGTTGGTGAACATGTATCCCTTTCCGTGGGCATGGTCGTGGTCGTCGTGACTCTTGTCGAAGAACTGCGTCTCGGCTCTTGCGACGTCTTCCTGCTGCTGAGGGAGGAGGAACGGGAGGGTCTGACGTATGTTGTCGATACTGCCGATCTCGACAGGGATGTCCTCAGCCTGTGCCTGTGCCTTTCTTTTCTCCCCGATGGTCATTGCCACCTTTTGGCGTAGGGATTCATGGCCCAATATTGAGGCCCATTCACGGACAGAGTGAGTGGCGCCATCGACGGTGAAAGAGCAATTCCACATCTCGTCTATCCATTCGTCGAGCTCGCTGCCTGTAATCCCGACGGCAGCCATGGGCTCCTGAATGTTGCGGCGCATCTCCGCGCTCCATTTTGAGAATGAGGTGAGTCCCTTACGTATAAGTGCATATCCGACCTTTGCCCCGGCGACGATTAGCCTGGGGAGCATCTCTATCTGGCGAGGATTCAGGAGGGCGATGTTTATGGATAGGGAGTCGCGGGCGGCATTGCCGAAGTCTCGTAGCAGGCTTTTAAATTCGTCGAGCGCACGGGTCAGATCGTCATGAGCTGTGCCATTGTCAATGGGTCGGGCCGGAGTGTGGCCTGCTCCATCTCGGAGAGAAGGATTGCCGCCTGTTTTTCCTCGTTTTGGTCTGCCATTGCTTCCCTTGCCCCGAGTCTGGCTCCCTCGTGAGGGTCTGTCACCTTTGGGAGGTATGGGATCCACTGGGGGTTTTCTTTCAGGAATCGGGCTATCGCCTTTCTCTCGAGGGTCAACAGTATTGACTCGCGGATTATCCGGTCTGTCAGTTGACTGCCGGGGAATCTGAGTGCTGCTGTCTGTTGTATCCAATTGGATAGGATTTCCTCCATCTGCTGCTCTTTCTCCCAGTCGGTGGCTCTCTCCAGGATTGGGAATATCCAGCTGTTGGCTTGTGGAGTCTTGAGGAGCGGGATGATTTCGATTGGTATTCCTAACATTTTCGTATGCGTTTAGATAAGATATTTGAGCGATTGCGTCACGGTCGCCGTTTAAGAAACGGATGGCGTTAGCCTTTATGACGTCGTCGACGTTGGAGGCGTCGATTTCTTGGGTGGATAGTGGTGCTTTTTCGGCATGAGCGATGCGTTCGGCTCCGTTCATGAGGGACCATGGTTTGGTTTCGGGGAGGGGGATGCCCTCGGGGCTGGGTTCGGTCGCGGGATTCAAGCCGGAGGAGGCATCTTCCGGAGATGGAATCTCCGGGACTTGGACGCCTTGGGCGCGAGACTGAGGCGGAGCGGCGACGGAGCCTTCGGCGCGAGACTGGCGGAGCGGGGAGAGGGATGGAGTTGAAGCTATGGATGCTGTCGGAGAAGTGATTGGGGAGCCATCTTGAGTAGGATTTTGTTCGTCGAATATTTGTAAATTTGCCGATGGAGTGTTATCTTTGCCGGTGGAAGTCTGAGAAGAGTTTCCTGCTGGCGCGGTTGCATCCATAGAAAGGCCGCTATTAACTTGGGGGGTATCGATGCCAGTACCTTCTCCGACTGCGGGTAAGGACCAGACTTTTGCTTTACGGCGCGAGTATTTCTTATTGAATATACCCGCGCTGTTTACGTTCCAAAAGCTGCCATCTCTTGACAACTGAATGAAAAGAGTGTTGTTATGCTTATCCGGGACTTCCAATAGATATGTCGGTTTATCCCCTATTCTTGCGCCCTCCCGAATCTCGGTATAATTTTTGGCGACATTCTCAACAAAATCCACAACGGATTTATATCCGGCATTGCGAATCTGCTCTCCATGTCCAGCCTCAATATGGAGTAACCCATAACCATGATTTTTTCCATCCTCGCCTACTGAATTTACTCCGAGGCTAAGCCGAATCGGAGCATCGGAGAGTCCGCTTCTGGCATCAATCTTTCCAAAAACAGATGTACCGTCAGAGGCAAGCACCAACGGTTTCCCATAGTAATCGGTTTCTTCCGGTGATAAATCGGCATCTAATTTTTTAGATTCCTCCTCATATCGTTGCCTTTGAGACAACTCTCGCTGATGATCAAGGGGGGTGGTTCCCTCTGACACGATCTCTGGCGCGGGGTTCAAGCCGGCGGTTGAATCGTTTTGATGGAGGTTGGCGAGGGCTTTGTGGAGACGGTCGGCGGCGTCGGCAGCGCGGTTTTCTGCGTCGTCGAGGTCGTGGGCGATGTCGGATAGGATCGAGTGGTCTTCGCCTGCGGCATCGGCATCGTCGAATTCTCCACGGAGGTTTTCAACGCGGTCGTTTGCGTGGTCCATTTCGTAGAGGGCGGGTGCGATCTGGGCTATCTGCAGGGGGGAGAGTGTGTCGGGGTCGATGTGGCTGATCTCGCCACGTCCGATCAGCTGGTCGATTCGCATGCGGACGTAGTCGGGGTCGAAGTCAAGTGGCTTCTCTTCCGAGATTGTCTTTTCTTGCGGAGATGGAATCTCCGGGACCGGGACGCCTTGGGCGCGAAACTGAGGCGTGGGCTTATCGGAATCTTCCCTGCTTTTTATTTGGGCATCTGATGATTTCTGATTATCTTTGCCGACATCAACAGACGAATCGATACCGAGCCCGATGCCATGATTGCCAGATGATGTAGTGGCATGCGAATCGTTGAGAGGAACCGGCTCCCCGACCTGCGCCATCGGATGCAGGCTGTTGTTTGAATTTATCCAAGCTGTCTTTCCTTGTTGAAGTGGCTTGGATATTCTATTTACAGTTGGTCGGGGTGTGCCTTGAGGTAGAGATCCCTGCGGAGAAGGGATTCGGGGCCCATCTTGAGGAGGAATTGCCGGTCGTGCTTCATCCTGGATATTTCTCCGGGACGGAAGAGATGATGTCGGAGGCAGAACCTGACTGCCTCGGCGAGGAGCTGTGCCTTCTGGGATGGGTTCATCTGTGAGATTTTCTCGTAGTCTATCATAGTCTTGGGTGTCTGATTGTGCAGTTGGCTCTGACTGAGAGAGCTGTTGTGAGGGTGCAATATTAGTATAATCGGGGGATTCCTGCAAGGCCTGATGGTCTTTTTCAACGGAATCCATTGCTATTTCGTCGTATTCGGCAATCTCGTCGGCAATTGCGCCGGCAAATTCTTCGGGGTCGAAGTCGGCAAGATGCTCCTGCGCCTGTCGGCGTGCGTCTTCGAGGGATGATTCGTAATCTTCGAAGGACATGTGGTATGATTCCTGTGCCCATTCCTGGCGCATGTCTTCCTCACGGCGGCGGAGCTGGTCGGCAATCTCTGTGGATTGCTCCATGCGACGACGGCGGATGTATTGCGTGATATCGGATGGGACCGAGGCCTGACGGATCATCTCGATGAGTGCGTCGCGGGCTTCGTTGTTGTCGTATGGTATGCCGTATTGCTCGCAGTATTCCTGCATGACGTCTTCGGCGAGGCGCTGCAGGCTGACGCCTCCGTTTTCAGCACGGCGAAAGATTGAGAAGAGTTTTTTTCTCTCCCCTTCGCGGAATCCGGTTTCGGATGCGGTGCCTTTTGAGGAACGGGTGTCGCCCCAAAGGACCTTGTGGCGAGAGAGGACGATGGATGCGACTTCAAGGATGTCTTCGGGTTCCTGCTGCGAGAGGCGGCTTACTGCTTCGGGGTATTCCTTAACATCGTCGAAGATGTCGGCGTATCGGCGGTCGATCTTTGCGAGTGCCTTGCGATTTTCCTCCTCTTCCTTTTCGGCGGCCTTTCGCTCAGCTTCGATGCGCCTGGCCTCCGCTTCTTGGGCTGCTTTTTGCTCGGCAAGCAGGCGTGCCTCTTCCTCAGCCCGTGCACGGGCTTCCGCCTCTGCCTGACTTTTGCGCAGTGCGGGGGTCTGTGCCATTGCTTTCCAATGGTCGATGTCGCGCTGCAATGCGTCGATGGCTGCCTTTCTCCGCTTTCCTTCCTCGATCTTTTGCTGGAGTGATAGACCGCCGGGGGTTTTCTGTTTTGTGAGCTGCCTGAGGTCGGCTTCTTTTTCGGCGATTGTCTGGGAAATCACGTCGGTGGCTATCCGGGTGTCGCCGTCGGTCTGCTCGAGGATTGCATCCCAGGCTGTGGCGGGGTCTGCCTGCTCGTAGATGGGGCTGCCGTCGTGGTCGGTCGGGATGCGGGAGAGTGCGGATGGGGATTCGGCCGACTGCTGGGGCCCGGCTGTGGTTTCGGCTGTGGGGACGATCCCCTCGCCCGTGGGCTCGGGCACGAAACTCCAGTCATTGGAGGCGGAAGGCTCGGGCACGGAACTCCAGTCGTTGGAGGGATTTTCCGGAGATGGAATCTCCGGGACTTGGACGCCTTCGGCGCGAGACTGACCCGACGGGGCGACGGAGGCTTCGGCGCGAGACTGAGGCGACGTGGCGGTCGGGGCAGTCGGGGCTGCTATTGGAGTCGGGGGGGCGGTGGGCTGCGCTTGCCGGGTGGATTCTGTCTTGCGGAGGATGGGGTGGTCAACGAGGATACGACCGCCGGCGAAGCGGATGTTGTCGCGGGTGAGTCCGAGTGCCTGCATGTAGGGGGTGAGGATGTCGGCGGCTGCCTCAAACTCGTCTTCGTGGACTGTGGCGGGGTCGTAGCTTCCGGGATCGTAGTCGCGAAGTTGGAGTGGGTTTGAGGGTGAGGCCATGTTGATTGGGACGGATGTTGTGATGATGGCACCGGATTCGTCGCGCTGGAGAGAGTAGCCGTGACGGAGCTGGTTTGCGAGGTTGCGGAGCCCGTCGGGGGATACGGATGAGTGCTCGGTGAGCTGATGGCCGTCGGGGAGGAGGGCTTGCGCGGATGTCATGAGGGTGCGGAAGAGGGATTTGTCGCCGGTGTCGTTCTGGAATTTGGCGGTCCAGCGGTCGGTGGGTGTTCCGTCGGGGAGGTATTCTCGCATGTAGCCGGCATAGGATCCGTCGGAACGGGCGGCGAGGACTATTGCGTCGTTGCCGTTGTCGTCGCGGTATAGGACGGCACCGACTCCGTTGTCGGCCGGGGTGAAACGTGCGGCATGTGTAGTGATTCCGGCGTAGGGTGAGGCGAAGTGGTCGGGGAGGAGGGATGTGTCGCGACGGGGGTCGGTGAGTCCGGCGGACTGACGGGCGAGTTGCTGCTCTTTCTCTTGGGCGCGCTGGTCGGCGAGGTCGGATTCGAATTGGGTGACGGCTTGGTCGCGGCGTGCGTCGGCCTGCTCCTGGAGGTCGGTTTTCGACATGGAATGGATGGAGCCGTCGGGCAGTTGGACGTCAACAACTCCGGGGACGAGGGTGCCGTCCTCCCCTATCGTATCGCCGATGATGATGGCTTCGGCCGGATTCGCTTCCGCTGACTCGCTATTATTTGCGGGCGCAGTCCCCTCGCCCATGGGCTCGGGCACAGGACTCCAGTCATTGGAGACGGAGGGAGCGGGCACGGGGCTCCGGTCTTCGGACTGGAATGCGACGGAGGGAGCGGGGGCGGAGTCGGGAGCTTCGGGGGTGATTATGACTGATGAACCCGGTGTGAATGGGAGGACGCCTTCTATGGCGTCGGCAGCCTGACGGGCGTGGGAGTCGGCTATGCGGTCGCGCTCCTGCTGACGGAAGGCGGCGGGGTCGAGTGTGGGGTCGGCCTGTGCGATGCGTGCCGGGGATGAGAATGCTATCTCGCTGGTGTCGTCGTAGCGGATGATTATGTCGGGGGATGATTGGTCGGGGATTATACTGCCGTCGGTGTCGATGAGGATCTCTCCATCGATGATATGGGCGGGGCGGTGTTCTTCTCCGGTGATGGAGACGGGGTGGATGAGTCCGGTGGTGCGGTTGACGGATGCGTTTACTCGCTCGTCGGATGCCGCAATCTCTTCGTCTATTCCGGACTGTACGGCGGAGATCATACCGTCGTAGACTGCCTTTGAGCTGAGGTAGTCGGCGGCCTGCTGGCGGAGTTCGGGGTCGGATTCGGGGATTGCGCGGAGGGCGTCGACGGGGTCTTCGGAGTCGAGGCGGTCTACCCATTCGGGGCTTGTGGATTGGGAGAGTCGTTCGCGGCGTGACTGCATGAGGGTGTGTGCCTGTGCCATTGCGTCGGAGTTGCCGGATCCGGCGATTTCCTCACCGTGGGAGAAGCTGTCGGAGATGGCAGTCTGCTCCGGGGAGTCGAGGTTTTCGGAGCGGCGGGCAACGTCGGCGAGGTTGAATCCCCGGCTTCGCATGAGGTCGTGGGCGTAGGTGGCGATTGCCTTTGCCTGTTCGGGGGACTGTGCATGGTCGATTGTGAGGTCGCGGACGATGGTGGCGAGGTCGGAGTCTTCTGCCTGATCTATCTGCGAACGGATGCCGTCCCAGTCTTCGCCGAATCGGAATGAGCCGACACGGTCGGATGTGCGGAGGTCACGACGCGCGCGTGAGCGTGCGACGGGGTATCCGGCGGCCTTCACGCCACCCATGAATCCGCCGAAGAGCCCGACACCGAGAAAGATGTCGACCTGTGTGTCGTAGTCGGTAAGGTCGGAGAGTGAGTTGTCGCCTGTGAATATTGAGTTGAGAACGATGCCGGCTTCCTCTTCGAGGATCTCTCCGGCGGTGCCGTTTATATTGGCGCGATTACCTGTGTTGTAGATTATCTTTACCCAGTCTTTTGCCTTGATTCGGTTTATAAGGTTGGACGTGTTATCGACGACTTTGCCGAGTCCGACCTTGCGCATGCCTTTTGCGGCGGTTTTTCCGGCGAAGTTGCCAATGACACCGAAGTGGTTGCCGAGCATCTCGGTGTAGTTTTCGATTATTGCCGCTCCCTGTGCCTTTGCGATTGCTGATGTGAGGTCGTGGTCTCCGTCGAAAGATATTGAACCGTCGGGATTTTCGACGGGGGCACCCTGGTATCGGCTTATTGCGTCGGCGGCAGTCGCGGGGGCCTGGAGTGTGTTTGCGAGGACGGCGGATTCGGCGACGTCTCCGGCGACGGTGAGTGCGATGCGTTTGAGTGCGTTTGTGCCAAACTTCTTTACAAGGGCACGGCTGAGACCGGATGCGGGGTTTAGCATCATCTGCACAATGTATGGTAACGCTCTGGTGATTGTCTGTCCGGCGGTGTAGCCGTGCGGGACATGGGCGTTGTCCTGGATGTCGTTGCCGAGCATTGTGGAATATAGGAGTGATGTCTCGGCATCGGAGAGGTCTTGTCCGGCTTTTAGCTTGTCTTCGATTGCGAGCATATGTGAAGCCGTCGATATAGACATGACGCCACCGGTGTAGATGTCTCCGTCGGAGAGGGCGTGGGATGCGCCTTTTGCGAAGTTCTTGAGATTGTTTATGTTCCAGAATCCGTCCATGAATCCTTCGGATTTGCGGAGGTGGCTTGCCTCGAGTCGTTTTCGCGCATTGTCGAGGATGTAGTTTTCGGCTATTAGGGCGCGCAGCTCGCTGTCGGATTGGGATAGGGATGCTTCGGGGCGTGGCGCGGGGTGCTGACGCTCGACGGATCGGCGCGTGGCACCGCCTATTATACGCGCCATGTTGTCCCAGAATCCCTGTGAGTCGTCCCAACGATTGGAGCCTTGGTCGCCGTCAATCTGTTGGGCGCGTCGGCTGTTGGCTTTGGCGATGTTTTCCTCGTTGCGTTCGATGCGGGCAGGGAGTGTCTTTTCGGCGACGTCGAGGGTGTCGCGGCGTCGTTGCTCGTCGATGTCTTCTGGGGTGGCGGGGTCGAGTCCGTTCTGCTTCATTCGGGAGAGGAAGGTTTGCCGGAGGCGTGCCTCTCGTGCGGAGCTGACGGCTCGGTCGGCTTCGGCGAATGAGTCGGTGATGGATCCGTCGGGGAGCTGCCATGAGCCTCGAAGATTGCCTTCGTCGTCGGTGGTGACGGTATGGAAGGTGGGGTTCTGTGTGGATGCGGGTGGGACGGTCCCCTCGCCCGTGGGCTTGGGCGCGGGACTCTGGTCGCTTGTGGCTGAGGAGGAACCTCGGATTATTCCGATTGGGTCGGTCTCTATTCCCATCTGCCGGGCGGCCTGACGCATGAGCCGGGAGCGCTGGCGGCCTTCGGGGGTGTTGGCTTGGGCGATGCGATGGGTGGCGGCGGAGGAGGCATGGAGGGAGCTGACTGTCTGCCCCACCCTGTCGTTGATGGAGCGGAGGATGGCTTCTTTCTGACGAAGGGATGGCTGCCAGGGTTCTGCCGGGGGCTGGGGGGCGGGGACAATCCCCTCGCCCATGGGCTCGGGCACGGAACTCCAGTCGACGGAAGGATTTTCCGGAGATGGAATCTCCGGGACTTGGACGCCTTGGGCGCGAAACTGACCCGACGGGGCGGCGGGAGCTGTCAGGACTGTGGGGGCAGACGGCGCGGCAGGGGCCGGTTGAGGATTGCCGAGCATGTCGGTGCGGAATGTGTCGTAATCCGGGGGGGTGTATCCTTCGCGGCGTAGTGTCTCGTAGACCCCCCGCAGATTTTTGTCGGCAGTCATGTCCTGACGGAACTTTTCGTATTCGGGGGGCGTGTATCCTTCACGGCGGAGGGTCTCGTAGACTTGGCGAAGGTTTTTGTCGTCGTTAGTTGCCATATCCTGTTCCTTTAGATGGGTTGTCTCCGTAGCCTTGTCCTTTTGCGGGCTTGGCTGGGTATCCGTTTTGTTTTGTGGTTGTCTTTGTTGTGGTGGAAGTTATTGGTTTGCCTTTGGAGTCGGTGATGGGTTTTCCTGACCGGGACGTGTTGGGCTTGACGGTTGTCTCGCGGACGTCGTATTCCTCGACATGGAATGTACCTTGCCGTCGGGCAAATTCGTGTGCTGCCTCCTGACTGACGAACTTATGTTCGCGACCCTGGGCATCCCATGCGCTGAATTCCTTTGGCTTGTCGGTGCCGGCGGCTTGTGCGTTGTATTTCTTAGCCTGTGCGTTGGATGCTCCGGCTGCGGCTTTCCGTTGGTCAATGCCAGCTTGCTTGTATTGGAGATCCAGCTTCTCATTTTGCTCGGCATATTGAGATTTAATCCTCTCCTGCTCTGCCTTGTATTCCGCCTCTGTGATTTGATGTTGCCGCAACTTTTCGTTGAGTGCTGCGAGAGCCTTATCTTGTTCCGCCTTGGCCTCGTAGCGCTCGTCGGCAATCTTCTCGCGGTCGAGGGTGTGCTGCCAGTTGCGCTGGTCTTTTTCATCGGCGTCGTCCATTGCGCGGGCACGGACGTAGGCTTCGTAGTAGGCCCGGTCGTTTGCCTGACGGTCGGCGTTGATCTTGTCCCAACGTTCCTTTGTGCGTGCAAGCATTGAGTTGGAGGGGTTGAAGGAGTCGGGCGCGCCGCGTGTGGTGAAGAATAGGTTGGCGAGTGATGAGATCCCGTCGGAGATTGCGGACATTACGTTTTCGCGTTTCTGTTTTTTCTCGCGCTGGCGCCGCTGCTCGACGGTCTCCGGCTTTTCGAGACCACCGAGCTTTTCGAAGAGTTCGGTATAGGACATCTTAGGACGGCTCTTGGATTGGACAGGGACCGGGCTTCTGTAAGAGCCTGGCTGCATTTTCTCGATCACGGAGATTCCATCGGGAATATCTTCCGGCGATGGAATCCCCAGGACTTGGACGCCTTTGGCGCGAAACTGACCGGACGGGGCGGTCGGGGATTCGGGAGCCTGGGGCGCGGATGAGGCTGACGGAGTCTGTGAGGTGGCGCCCGCAGTCGCTTCTTTGGGGGCGACTGCGGGGGATGCGATCCGCTGGCGGAGTTTCATTATTGATTCGTAGACTCCCATATCAGAAGGCTCCTCCCATGCCTGCGGCTGCCTGCTGGACGCCTTGGATTGCCTGTGAGACCTGTCCGGCTTTCTGTCGCTGGAGGTCGTTGAGTTCGGCACGGAGTGCGGCGTCTTTTGCCTGGTATTGCGACTCGATTGCGTCTTTGCGGCGCTCGGCGTTGACGACGATGTCGGTGGTGGCGTCGGTGAGCACCTTGTTGTTGGCGGCTTTTGCTGCTGCGACACTCTCGTCGGTTGCGCCGCCGACGGCTGCGGCGCCTGCTGCGGCTCGGTTTCGCTGACGGATGCTCTCCTCGGTGCGAGAGAGCATCGCCTGCGCGTCGGCGCGTTGTGTGGCGTCCTCGTTGTAGCGACGGTCGTACCAGTTCTGGTTTTCGGTCTGCTGCTGATTGAGGTCTTTCTCAATGTTTTTCATTGCCTTTGATGCGGCACGGCCGCCGAAAATGCCAGCTATCGCGGACACGCCGGCTCCGATTGCTCCTCCTATAAGTCCCATAATGGATTCGGTTTTAAAAGATATAAGAATGGCATAAAATTAGGGAGGTATCTTTGCGGATGTGGAATAAGTATTAAAGAACGGAAATCATGGCATTAGGAAGGAAGACCGGTGGGCGCGTGAAGGGGACACCGAATAAGCGGGAGCATCCTCTGAAGCGTCCGATAAGGGAGTATCTTGAGGCACAGTTCGAGCGCAAGGAGCGGGTGGATGAGGATACGGGGAAGAGATACACGGCATCGGATTTCGAGCTGGACATGGCGGCTCTGGAGCCGGGAGAACGGATCCAGGCGACGATGAGGTTGCTTCGGTTTGTGACTCCGGAGATGAAGGCCGTGGAGATGGAGACGACGAGCACGGCAGAGACGGAGTCGCTGTCGGAGCGTCTGTCGGAGCTTGCCGGTGAGGAATGATTAAAAGATAAGGTGAGGGAGGATGATGGGATTGATATATTTGCGCATCAAACGTAAAGAGAATGAAGGAACTGACGCTAATTGTCGCGAAGGGCGACGTATATGACGAGGTTGCGCTGACGACGAGCTACACCGGCTCGAAGATGGGTGGCGATCCGGATGCCTACGAGCGGATCTACACGACGACTGCGGACCAGGCGCAGCTTAACCGCTTCTGGACGGAGTCGAGGGTGGCGGTCTGCGAGGCTCTGCGGAAATTTCTTGATGATGTCGAGGAGGATGAGACGGGGCTGAGGATAGTGCTTTCCCTGCCGTCGTCGTTTGACGACAGTCTGGGGGAGGCCATGCAGGAGGAGATGCGGAGTTTCTTCGTGATGAACATCACGGCGAAATGGTACGTCTTCACGAATAAGGGTGAGGCGGGACAGTATTCGCTTGATGCGGCCGCACATATGGAGGGATTGAGGCGGAAGGCGTGCTATAAGCGCAGGCCTGTGCGCCCGACCTACGACCGAAAATAATGTTGAACCATATAAACCACCACATTTATGGCAGAAAGCAAGAAGGAGCTCACGGTGAGACTCCACGTCAGGGAGATGATGTATGACATCACGAATAAGGCTTACCTGACAGGACGCGCGCGTGAGGCGGAGAAGACTAAGGATTATGAGGCTGCATCGAACATGCAGGCGAGTGAGGACGAGGAGGATTCGTCGCAGCTGCGACGCTCGATGGCGGCGCATTTCACTGCGCTGAAGAGTCTTCTCGGCGAGTATCTGAACGAGGACAAGACCACGACGGATAATCTCATCAATGAGGAGATCGACAAGGACACGACGCTTGAGCTATGTTTCCGCCTGCCGTCGAACTATAACAATGCGTCGGCGGACAGTCTTGGCAAGGGTATCCATTCGTATATCGTGCACATGACGCTCGGGGACTGGTTCACAATCACGAACAAGGCGGATGCGAAGGAATATTTCGAGCTGGCGCAGGTGAGTCTTGACAATGTGAAGAGGGCGCTTTATAAGCGATCGCGCCCGGTGAGACCGACGTATGCTTCCGGAGGAGGCGGCGCATGATCAAGGAATGCGGAGAAAAGGAGAAGGGGGAACGACGGTTTCTCCTTCTCTTCAAACTGAAGGAACTGCTCTATGACATAGGGAATATGGCATGGGTGGAGGGTCATATCCTGGAGAGCGAGAATCTTGAACTTCGGCATACGGTCCAGGATATAGTTCAGGATGGAAACAGGGACAGGGTTGCCCGAATATTGGATAAGGCGCATTGTATAGTGACGGAGGCCCTGTATCCATATACAAGCCGTGAGCTTTATCTGAAATGGAGGGATGACCGTCCGGAACGCCGGCATGTGTTTGGAATATTGCTTAGGGTGCCGGATGATTTTTCGCAGACGACGATGAATCTGATGGAGCATCTGGTGCATGAGTATATGGTGGCTGACGTGATGCAGGATTGGCTGACGATCACTCACGCGGATAAGGCTGCGGTATGGCTGGAGAAGCGTGAGGAGGCGTTGAGCCGACTGCGGAGCTGCGTGAATCTGCGGAGGGGTGGCCAGCGTGTCAGACGCCGTCTGTCGCCGTTCTGAGCATAAGGATATAACGGAGCCTTTCCCGGGAGGGAGTGTGACGGCTCTGTGTTTACTATCGGTTAGATTTATTTTTTTACAGGAATGCAGGAGCCGTGGGTCGTGAGATTCGCGGCTCTTTTCGCGCTTCGCGCTCTCACCGGGATCAGAACTGCTGCGCTGTGCAGACGTCTTCCCGGCTTATGGTGAGGGTTATTGTTTATATATTAAAAGGAGATTATGGAGTAAGTCACACT